GTCTTTTTTAGCTACTGCAAATTCTTCCCACTCAGGCTGGTCATATTCAAAGAGTGCAATTTCTGCGCTGCGGCGGCTGCTAAGAATAGTCCCCAACCAGTTAACGATATCGAGAATGTCCATACGAGTAAGTAGACTATCTGCCCTACCGTTAAGAATGTTAGCGATTGCGACATAAGCCGTTGAGATAGCTCCATCGCCTGAACTAATCCATCCATATCCTTTTAACCTTTCGCCCGCAGGCCGTAATTGTGAAAAATCTAGTACTAGTGTATCGGCGGGGTACTTACCTGCCATTAGTTTACCAATAGACTTGGCCCATGCCTCGGCTGAATCACCAACCTGAATAGTCCAAACACGGCTAATAGGATCGTAGGTTTCTACGTTGTCCTCTAGTCCGCCCTTTTCAGTACGAGTTGAGTGTACTACCCTAATGTTTTTAATAGGCTTGGAAAAACCATTAAGTGTGCCAACAATAGGTTTAAATCCTACACCACAACCCTGTAACAGTAGCCATAAACAGTCTACAACGTCATAAATAGTTTCAACATTTGTAAAACTGCAGTTAAACTGTGATGCTTCTCTGGTCTTGGCTACATTAGTCCCGCCCAGCCAGAGTGTGCGACCTGACATTGATACCTTGCGATCTAACATTAGTTGTTCTAGATCGTAGAGTTCTGCGTACTCAAAGTCATCAAGTTCACGGTTTGCAGCTCGTTCCCAAAGCCACTGTTGGTGGTCAATAACTCGTGCTACTGTTTCTGCCCAAGTTTCAAATACGGTTCCGGAGTCGTTGACTGGTCGGTTGTATGTTCTGCGTGTAATTACGTGCGCTCTTGTACTTGTCATTAATTTTTTCCTGTGCTACCAAAACCGCCTGTTCCACGGGCTGTGTTTAACCATTCTTCATCATCTTCATCTACTACCTGTACTTGTGGTAGTACGATAGGTAATACTACTAGCTGAGCAATGCGATCACCCTTATTAATAAAAACATCTCGATCGTTATCTACGTTGCAGATTAGGGAAACCATAATGTTGCCGCGGTAATCGCTATCGATTACACCAACTGAGTTGGCCAATGTAATGCCATGTTTTGCTAAACCTGACCTAGAAAATACTAGGCCCACATGGTTTTTCGGAATTTGCACAGACACACCAGTGTCAATAAGTGTTGGTGTGGCTGATCGAATTAGTTTTGATTCGGCTGCTCGCAGGTCTAAACCGGCATCGGTTGGGTTTGCACGAGTTGGCATCAGATCTTTTTCTGTTAGCCTAATCTTAAGATTCATTTAGGTATTCCCTTAGAGTGTTGTTGATGGTGTTGATGTTTTCAACACCAACTGCTTCTTCGCAAAATTCTAACAAGTCCATTAGTTTGTAGTTTAGGATCAATCGATCAGCTCCAAACTCATTTAGATTTTGTATATACTTGTACTTACTATTTATGGGTAGACTAGCAATAATATCGTAAGTTGTGTCATATTGTTGTACTAGTGCCATTGCTTTCTTTGGCCCTACGCCTGGTACGCCGGGCACGTTATCGCCGGGGTCACCCTGCAAACATTTGATTGAAATGTATTGTTCTGGTGTCCATTCATAGTGTTCACTATAGTTATCCCAAGTTACTTCTTTGCGCGTAACATAACTAAAACGCATAACATCAGGAGCTACTAACAAATCCCAGTCTCTATCACTAGAGATTAGAACGATGTTGTCGATGTTAAAATCTTTACGATTTTTAACGATGTAGGCTGCAACGTCGTCAGCCTCTACTTTGTCAAAACGAAAAACTGGGTAGTTGGTAGTCTCCGCAAAGTTATCGATTACTCTCATGAACTCTTCAAAGAAGCGCTCAAAGGCGGCCTGTTCTTCTGGGGTTGATAGAGCTTGCTTATCTTTACGATTTTGTTTGTAGTCTTCGTAGATGCTCTTACGATAACTACTGCTTCCTTTATCGCAAGCAATAATTACTTTGCCGCAATTGTAGGACTTTTTAAGGCTTTCTACCGTTTTAATGTAGGACTCTAAAAAGTCTGTTTCACCACTGTGCTTCCAGCGAAAAGCAAGGTTTAACGAGTCTAGGATCATTACGGTCCGTGGATCGGTAGACGCTAGTTTTTGAAATGTTTTAGCCATGTTTACCTTAGTGTATCTTTCTATTATATCACGATCGACTACTAAAGTCAAGCTATAAATTTTGGTTTCTCAAATTTTATGTAGTCGTCCAAGGTAGAAACATAAAACTCGTGGCCGTCTGTATTTACAAAAAAGTATCGGTAGTTAGTTGTTGGCATATCTAGGTATGCAACAAAGGTCTTGCTGCGGTCGTGTTTAAAGATTAGTAGAGGTTTTTTACTAACTTGAATACCTTGACGTACTGCCTGCGTCCACCAAGCAATTAATTGTGGTGATTTACTAGTCAGTACTTGACTGGTCATATGATCTTCTGCGTAGTGCTTGGCCTCTACAGCATAAAGATTCTTTTCGTTTGGTACGTAAAGGTCGCCCTTTAAACCATGCTTTTCATCTAGTGCTCCAGAGCCAGGTACTCGTTCCCACTTTAGACCAGTAAGTTTTCGTAATTGATCTCTTATTAGAGTTTCTGCTCTAGCACCTTTTGCTCTGGGGTCTACTACCATTATTCTATCCTAGATATGTTACCTACTTTTGTAACTTGGATTTTTTCTAGTAGTGGATGTTGAAATCCATGAGAAATAATAAAGGTATTTAAGTAGGTCTCGTTGATTAAGCACTCGACAAGTTTTTCTTTGCCATCCAGATCGAGACTTTCAATAGTTTCGTCAAGTACTAACAAGTTGATTGTGGAGTCGCTGAGACTCTGTAGTAATTTTCTAATACCAAATAGTGTGGCACAATTGATACGAGCACGCTCACCGCCTGATAGAGCTAAAATCTCAATGTCTATTCCATTATCGGCTACAACCACATTTAGTTTGTCGCCAGTAACAATCTTGAAGTAAATTTGAAATCGGCCAGAGCTAAGTTCCGTTAGGTAGTGGTTGATTGAAGACTCTAGATCCTTGATTAAGCACTCGATCTTATAAGCCACTAAACCAGTATTACTAAAAGTTTTCACCAGAACCGCTAGTGTACTAGCTCTGGTAGTTAATAAAGCTAAGTCGGACTCTAATACTTCAAGGGTTTTTCTTGCTTCTTGTATGTTCTCTTTTATTACTTCAATCTTGGCATTGTGTGCTGCAGCGGTTATATTATGCAGATGAGCATCTTCTATGCTTTTTAGGGCATAGCCAATCTCTAGGTCTAGCGACTCTTTCTCGGTTTCTAGTGTTGCTTTATCTAGTAGCTGTTCTGGAATATCCGGATCATACATTTCATAATACTTATCGTAGTAATCATTGTTCATCCGTTGATTTGTATAAGCGTTGTACTCCGCTGTGGCTAGCTCTAGTTCTGCGTCAATAGCCTCTAGCTGTGCAGTAGTAGTATCGCGCAGAGTTTGTTGTTCTTTTACAATGCTAAGATTTTTACTATTATCGATTGGTTGAGAACAAGTCGGGCAGTGTGTGGCTAACTTTTTTGTTTTCTTTATAAAGTTATCACATTGAGTAATTATAGAGCTTAATTCAGTTTGTGTTTTTATTAGTGCTTCTACACTACTTGCAGGTTTTACAATATTACGGTTAACTTTAGGTAAGTACTTTAACATACTTACTTTAGCATTATTATTAGCAGTAATATCCTTGTTAATAGAAACTATATTCTTAATTTCTATGTCAACAACCTTAGACCTGCTCTCAAGATCTGTGGGTCGATTGGGCACTACGGCCATCATCATAGGCTCTAGCGAAGTATTTTTGTATTTCTTTATTACGTCGTTGGCGCTGCTTATAACGGCTGTGGTAGCAGTAATTTGTGTATCTACTGCTTTTGCTTCTGCTTTAAATATCTCGCTATGATCTGTGTAGTGAGTAAGATCTAGCAGGTCAATTAGAAACTTTTTACGATTGCTGTCTGTAGCAGTAAGAAATTCTAAACTATTGCTACTACTTTGATAAACAATCTGCGTAAAAGCCTTATGGTCATAACCAATTAATTCTTCTATGGTTTTATATGTAGCAGTAGTGGTATGGTTGCTAATGTCAACGCCATTCTTAGTAAGAGTAACGTTAGCAGTACTACCTCTAACCGTTTTGATATTGTAGTTATGGGTTCCATCAGTAAAATCAAGTTCAATGCTGTACGATTTCTTTCCAGTATTGCGATTAATAATATCTGATCGCTTAATGCCTTTGCTATTCTTATTGTACAGGACTTCTTCTAGTATTAGAGCAATGGAAGACTTACCGTGACCATTAAATCCTATGATCTGAGTAATTGGATTGGCACTAAAGTCAATCTCATTATTATCACCATAACTGAAGATATTACTCCATTTCATGGTTTGAAGGGTTATTTTCATTGTATCTTTAGAAACTTCTTTAGTGTTGGTAGGGTACCAATCTTATGATTATTTAAGATAATTTGCGGTATTGAACGAGCGTCCGGAAAATCTTCCATTAGTTGCTTTTTTGTGGCATTACCGTTGACGCCTAGCGTTCTAACCTCAACCACATAGCCTAAGTTTTCTAGTAGATCTTTTGCTTCTACGCAGGCTTGACAACCTGATTGGCTATAAACAATAGCATTTTTATTAAAATCGTACTGCATGGTTATCTAGTTCCTGTAAAACTGTTTCAACTTGTGACTCTGGTAGTTCTAGCACATAACTTAAGTATTCATTAACTTCTTGTCTAAGCGTCATTGCGGGATCAAGGATCAGTTCGGTGTCTGTGCCTCTACGAACAATCTTTTTGTCTAGTAGTTCTGATGAAGCAGTCTCACCTAGTTGAGCCATATCGCCCTCGACTTCGTAAATTGTATGATGATAGTCTGTTGCTACCATAGGCTCACCAGCTTGTATCTTTTTACGAATTAGCTGCGGTAGGTTGAGTTCTACCCAATCATGTTCATGTGTGTTTGTATCCAAAAAGATAACACCGCTACTAGCCAAGTTGCGATGAAAACTAGTAGTAACTGGTGAACCTGGATAAAGGATATTACGCTGCGAATTTTCATAACTGTGTAGGTCTCCAGCTAGTACTGTACGCCAGCGATTAAACAGATTGAGATCAACCTCGGGCTTTACATGTGGAGGAATTTCCCCGCGTACGTGGGTACATAAAACATTTTCAGAGAAACTATAGACAGTATTTTCAAGTTCTTTTAATTTATTATATGGGACGAAATCAACCTCTTTATGAGTATAAAAATCGTCTATGACGCGCACTAAAGGATTTGCTTTTGTACTAATATTTTTTAGATTAGATAACCACGTTGTGTTTTTCTTTGCAGCCTCGTGATTGCCTGCATAAATGATTGTGTCTACAATAATTGTATCTAAGAACTGAAAGTAGATCTCTAGTTCTTCCATTGTTGCTAGGCGATCAAAAATGTCGCCGCCAATAACAAATAGATCGCATTGGCTTTGCATAGTCTTTAGTTGGCTAAAGAGTTCTGTGTACCGAGCCCGAGCCCAGTCTACAGGAACATTCTTTTGACCTAGCTTGATGTGTATATCTGCGGTAAATAAGATTCTCATTGCTTGTCCGATAAAAATGCCCCTATGATTGGCAAACCATAGGGGCATTATATTAACCTAGTTCCCGAGCGGCTTCTGCTTCTGCGGAGTCATCGGTGCCTTCTTCTTCCGCAGCACCATTAACAATCTTTTCTAAAGTAGCCTTGACTTCATCAGCGGTAGGACGAACAAACTTGCTGTCAATGTCTTCGGCTTTTGCAATGGTAGCTAGGTCTTCTTCAGAAAGTGCTGACCGCTTGCACTTTAACACCTGAAGGGTATACTCAACATTGAAAGGTAGTGGGCCAGTCTTTTGTTTCTTAAACACGATATTCCATCCAGTAACTGGGTCGGTAGGATCGCCAAGATCTTCGGCGGCAGTCATGATCTGCTCAAAGAGCTTCTTCTTTAGATTAAGAGCCTTTGCCTTACCGTCCCGTGGGTCGATGCAGTTGATTGAGTAACTCCAGGAGCACTTCTTGTCGGGGAAGAAGCTCGGAACGTGGTCAACTTCTGTATTCGTGAACTTTTCCTTTTCACGGTCAAAGGCTAAGCACTCGATTGGAATATCTTTGTTATTTGTACCCTTTACCCAGTACACATATCGTGGTAGAACACCACCAAATAGACGCACGACGTTATCTCCGTCTTTGTATTCGTAAGATTCGACTGACTTCTTTGCAGCCTTGCCCTTGGTAGAATTAAATGCTAATGCCATGATTAGATTTCCTCGTATTTGAAATAAATTAGATTGTTAGTGATTTTTAATAACGGAT